ACGTGGAGGTGCGGGACGGCCCGGAGCTGGCGGCTCTCACCAAGACCGGCAACCTCAACGTCGGTTGGACCGGCGTGGAGGGCGAGGTCGACGTGGAGGGCGAGTTCGTGCGGGAGGGGCTGGCTGGCGAGCGGGAGTCGCTGACGGTGCGGTGCGCGGCGACGGTGCTGTCCGGCAGTACGGCGACGTCTCCGGCGCGCGCCCGCGCCTACGGGATCATGGGGCTGGCCGGTGCGGCCCTCACCCAGAACCAGCAGCTCGGTGGCCTTGTCATGGACGCCAGGATCGGCACTCACTCCTTGAACCTGGAGCAGACCAGCCCCGGTGCGCAGGCCACGGTGGTGTTCGAGGTGGTGTGTGACACCTACGCCGCCCGCTAGACCTCCAAGTACTTGACCGTGTAGCCCTTGCGTTCAACGGGACTGCCGGCGATGTAGGTGTCGCCGGTGACCACGGTCGTCCGGCCGATACCCAGTTCGCGGCCCTGGTCGACCAGGTCGCACAGGTCCCCGAAGGTGACGCCGAGGCGCCGCCCCGACTCGTCCACCTGAAGCTTCGCAGCACCCGGGGTCTCGCGCACTGCGGTGCGGCACGCCTTGTGCCTCTCGGGATGCTCCCGCAAGTCCTTGATCGCCTCGATTCTGGCGCTGCCTGCCAGCTCTGGGTGGTCACTTTCGATGTGCTCAATCGCCTCGCGGATTTTCATGGCCCCTCCCGCAGCGCCTGTTGCGACGGATGGTCGCCGGATCCACATCGTTGCGTCAACGGGCCGGTTGGCCCACAACTATCCCTGACTCGGAGGGGACATGACCGCATTCACGTCGACTGCTCTGGCGCGTGCCGGGACGGAGCTGTCGACTCTGCTGGTGGCGCCGGGCGCCACGTCCGGCAATACGGCGGCTACGGGTTCCGGCGCGTTTCTGCTGGTGTCCAACGCTAGCGGGTCGGCGATCACGGTGACGCTGCACTGCCCGGTGCTCGCGGACGGACGTCTGGCCACGTCCTCGTCGACGTTCAGCGTGATCGCGTCGACGGGGCTGTCGGCGATTCCGCTGCTCGACATCTACGCCAGTCCGACGACGGGTCTGGCCACGATCGACTTTTCGGCGGTCACCAGCGTCAAGGCCGCGGTGGTGAGGGCCTCGTGATGGCGGTGATGAGGCATCCGGGGCTGCCGGACGGCCAGGAGATCACGGTCGAGGCGGTGTCGGTCCCGCACTACGCGCGGTCCGGCTGGCAGCAGGTGCCGGACGAGGACTTGGCGCAGCGCGAGGCGGACGCGGACGCGGCGGCGCGGGCCGCGCATCAGGAGCAGATCGAGGCGGTCTCGCCGGCGCCGGAACCCCCCAAAACCTCGGGGCGCAAGGGCGCCACCAAGACCGATGAGGAGAAGTCCTGATGGTTGCCACCCCGCTCACCCCGACGACCCGCTACATCCCGCCTGGCGTCACCCGGTACTACTGGGTCGCCAGCATCGCCAACAAGAACTCCCCGACCCGCAGCGAGTTGGATGCGGGCACCGACCTGACCAGCGAGATCCACGCGCTGGCCGGGTTCTCCTACAGCAACTCTCCGGTGGAGACCCCGGATCTGGGCTCCACGTTCACCTCCAAGATCCCCGGTCTGAACGCGGCCGACGACAGCTCGCTGACGTTCTACATGTCCAAGACCGGCACGGACGTGCGGACGCTGCTGACGAAGGGCCTGGCCGGCTTCGTCGTGATCTTCTCGGAGGGGGATGCGCCGGGCAACGTGATGGACGTCTACCCGGTGTCGATCTCCGGTGCTCCGAAGCAGCGGTCGATGGCCGACCCGTCTACGATCATGGTGAACTTCACGATCACCTCGATCCCGGTCGAGAACATCGCGGTGCCCTGATGGCTGGGGGGATGTTCGAGGTCCGCGGCGGCGAGTCTCTGCGGCGCGTCTCCCGCGAGCTGCGGGCGGTGGGCGCCGGCAAGGAGATCAAGAAGCAGCTGAGCAAGGAGATCCGGGCCGCCGCCCGGCCGCTGGTGCCTCTGGTGCGCGCCTCGATCAGCAGCATCCCCTCGGGGCACGACGGGACGCTGCGCAAGGCCATGGCGAAAGCAACGCGCCTGGACATCAAGACCGTCGGCAAGAACGCCCAGGTGGCCGTCCGGGTGGACGGCCGGAAGATGCCGCCGCATCAGGGCTCGCTGCCCGCCTACATGGAGGGCACCAAGCCCCGCTGGCGGCACCCCCTGTACGGCAACAGGAAGAAGTGGTTCGGCCAGCCGCCGCACCCGTACTTCTACCGGGTCGTCAAGCCTGCGGGCATCCGGGCCCGCGTCGGCGTCTACCGGGCGCTGGACAACGTCAGCAAGCAGATCCGATGAAAGGGGGCGGCAGATGAACCTGGCTGAGCAGATCCTCGCCGCACAGGACATCACCTACGAGCCCGTCGACGTCCCGGAATGGGGCTTGAAGGTGTTCGTGAAGGGACTGACGGGCACGGAGCGCGACGACTTCGAGGCGTCCATCCGTCAGATGCGGCCCACCGCGGACCGCAAGAGCATGGAACCGGTCCTGATCCCCGACAACATGCGGTCGAAGATGCTCGTGAAGTGCCTCGTCGACGAGCAGGGACAGCGGATCTTCACCGATCAGCAGATCAACGCGCTGGGTGCGAAGAACGGCGCCGTCCTGGACCGGCTGCACGACGTGGCGTCGCGCTTGTCGGGGATGGACGGGGGCGCCGTGGATCGCGCTGAGGCAAATTTTTCCATCGCCCCGAGCGCCGGGACTACTTCGCCCTCGCCCGAGCTCTCGGATGCACCGTCGCCGAGCTACTGACCCGCATCTCCGCAGCCGAGCTGACGGAGTGGCAGGCGCTCTACAAGATCGAAGAGGCTGAGCGGGAAGCCGCCCGCGAGGCCGAGGAACGTGAGGCGCGCGGCAGGTAGCGCGCCCTTTCTGCTGTCCGGGAGGGGTGCACTGTGGCTGCTACCGCGATCGTGTACGACATCATCGCCCGTGACGGGGCGTCCAGGACGCTGGCGAGGATCGGCGAGGAGACGGCGGCCACCGGCTCCAAGTTCGGGCGGATGGCCGGGTTCGTGGCGAAGGCCGGGGCGGTCATCGGGGTGGCGTTCGCTGCGGCGGCGATCGAGGGGGCGAAGAAGGCCGCCGAGTTCCAGTCCAGCATGGTCAAGATCCAGACGCAGGCCGGTGGCACCGCCAAGGACGTCAAGGTGCTGTCGGCCGCGGTCCTGCAGTTGGGGACGACCACCCAGCAGGGGCCGCAGCAGCTGTCGGAGGCGCTGTTCCACCTGAAGTCCGTCGGCATGGACAACATCATGGCGATGAAGTCCCTGAAGGTTGCGAGCGATCTCGCGGCTGTGGGTGGCGCGAATCTGGAGGACACCACCAACGCCCTGGCGGGGGCGTGGCGTTCGGGCATCAAGGGTGCGGGCACGTTCCAGCAGGCGGCGTCGACGGTCAACGCGGTGATCGGCGCCGGCAACATGAAGATGGAGGACCTCGTCGGGGCGATCGGCACCGGCATCCTCCCCGCGGCGAAGACCTTCGGCCTGTCGCTGAAGCAGGTCGGTGCGGCGCTGGCGTTGATGACGGACGAGGGCATCCCGGCGGATGCCGCCGCCACCCGCCTGAAGATGTCCTTCTCCCTGCTGGGTGCGCCATCGCACGCCGCCGAGAAGGTCCTGAAGTCCATCGGCCTGACCGGGCTGCAGCTGGCGAACGCCATGCGGTCGCCGGGCGGCCTGATCGCGGCGATCGGCCTGCTGAAGACGCACCTGGACAAGTCCAAGCTGTCCGCGTCGCAGCAGGCCGCGGTGCTGTCGCATGCGTTCGGCGGCGGCCGGTCGTCCTCGGCGATCCTCACAATGATCAACAACCTGGGCGTCCTGAAGCAGAAGCAGGACCAGGTCAACAACTCGACGGGCAAGTACGCGGCGGCCGTCGCCAACCAGCGGAAGACCCTCGCCGCGCAGTGGGCGATCTTGATCTCCAACGTCCAGGTCGCGAGCATCAGGCTCGGCAATGCGGTGCTGCCGCCGCTCACCACGTTCGTGCACTACATCGTGAGCACCGTCATGCCCGCCACGGGCCGGTTCACGCACGCCCTGGAGTCGATGATCCCCGTCGGGAAGATCGAGTCGGGGTTCAAGTCGATCAGCAAGGGCGTCGGCGACTTCGTCAAGGGCTTCCAGGGGCCGAAGAAGCACAAGGCCAAGCCGCTGGACGTGCACCTGCCGGTGCAGTTCGGGGCGGTCGCCAGCCCCGTCCGCATCCCCAAGCCGGTGCCGCTGCCGATCTCCTTCGGTGCCGTGGCCGGCCCGGCGCCGAAGCAGCTGTCGGCGGCGCAGAAGATGGGCGAGGAGATCCGCAAGGCCATCTCGGGCGGCATCGCCGGCATCAACTGGGGGAGCCTGGGGTCCAGCCTCGGCAAGGGGCTGGCGTCGGCGATCGGCTGGATGGCGAAGAACGTCAACTCCCTGACGAAGCAGCTGATCAAGGCGTTGTCGAACATCGACTGGCTGGGTGTCGGCAAGTCCGTCGGTGCGGCGGCGATCCCATTCGTGATCGGCTTCGTCAACAACCTGCTGGCGCCACTGTTCTCCGGCTCGTTCTGGTCCAAGCACTGGTCGGACGTCCTGCTGTTCGTCGTCTCGCTGATCCCGATCGGCAAGTTCGCGGGGCTGCTGGGGAAGGTGTTCGAGAAGGTCCCGATCCTGAAGGCCCTGGTCCCGATGCTGAAGGGACTCGACAAGATTGGCGGCGCGATCTGGAAGCCGATCTGGGCGGCGATCAAGGCTGTGGGCCGCGGGCTGGTCGACGGCTTCACCAAGGTCATGCCCGAGGCCGGCGCAGCTCTGGAGAGGGGACTGGCGGACCTGCCGCTGCGTCTGGCTGTACTTGGCAGCCGCATGATCGGGTGGGGCGAGCGGGCCATGAAGGGCCTCGGCAACGGCATCCTTGCCGGGTTCCACTTCGTCGGCGACATGATCGGCCGTCTGATCGGCCTGGTCGCCAAGCCGTTCGTCCGCGTCCAGTCCCAGCTCATCGTGCATGGGCAGGAGATCGTGCGGGGACTCCTCAAGGGTATCGGCGATGCGGCAAAGTCCGTGGGCGGCTGGCTGAAGAGCCACCTCGTCACCCCTGTGATCAACTGGGTGAAGAACCTGTTCGGGATCCACTCGCCGTCCACGATCTTCGCCTCGATCGGCGGCAACCTCATCCTCGGTCTGCTGCGCGGGGTTCTGGACGCCGCGAAGGGCATCGGTGGCTGGCTCCGCAGTCACGTGATCAACCCGGTGGCGAAGGCGTTCGTGAACGCCCAAGCCTGGTTGATCACGAGGGGTCGTCAGGTTGTGATCGGCCTGTTCAACGGCGCGCTGCTGGTGGCGAAGACGATCGGCTCGTGGGCGATGTCCCACATCATCAACCCGTTCGCCCGCGCGTTCGTGAATGCCCAAGCCTGGTTGATCAACCGTGGGCGGCAGACGGTGACCGGGCTGCTGTCGGGGGCGTGGCTGGTGGCGAAGACGATCGGCTCGTGGGCGTACAACCGCGTGATCGCGCCCTTCGCGCGGGCCTTCGTCAACGCGCAGTCGTGGCTGATCACTCGGGGCCGTCAGGCCGTGACGGGGCTGCTCAACGGGATCTGGCAGCTGGCGAAGACCATCGGCAGCTGGGCATGGAACCACGTGATCAATCCGTTCGCGCATGCCTTCGTCGATGCCCAGGCGTGGCTGATCACTCGCGGCCGCCAGGTGATCTCCGGTCTGCTGAACGGCGCCTGGCAGCTGGCCAAGTCGATCGGCTCGTGGGCCTGGAACAAGGTCATCAACCCGTTTGCGCACCAGTTCGTCAACGCCCAGTCCTGGCTGATCAGCCACGGCCAGCACATCATCTCCGGCCTGCTGAACGGCGTGATCAACGGCATGAAGGGCATCGCCGGCTGGCTGAAAGCGCATGTCTGGTCGCCGATCGTCACGGGCGTGAAGCACCTGTTCGGCATCCACTCGCCGTCCACGGTGATGGCCGAGATCGGCGGAAACCTCATCAAGGGCCTGATCAAGGGCCTGATCGACAACAATCCGGCCGACTTCATCCACCAGATTTTCGGCGGTGTCACCAGCAGCGCCGGCGACGCCCTGTCCTGGCTGGTAAAGCACGGCGACGTCGCGCTCTCCAGCCTCGGTCACATCGCCTCCAGCGTCTGGTCGAAGGTAGGCGGCTTCTTCAAGAACCTCTTCGGCGGAGGCGGCAACGGCGGCTCCGGCGTGAAGCGCTGGTCCGGGCTCGTCCTCCAAGTCCTCGGGATGCTGCACCAGTCCCCGGGCTGGCTCAACACGGTGCTGCGCCGCATGAACCAGGAATCCGGCGGCAACCCCAACGCCATCAACCTCACCGACATCAACGCCCAGCACGGCGACCCGAGCCGCGGGTTGATGCAGACCATCGGCTCCACGTTCAACGCCTACGCCGGCCCGCTCCGCGGCATGGGCATCTACAACCCCCTGGCGAACATCTACGCGGGGCTGAACTACGCCATCCACCGGTACGGCAGTCTGTCCGCGCTGAATCGGCCGGGGGGCTACGACTCCGGTGGCGTGGCCCGCGGCACCGGCTACCTGCCCAAGTACACCGTCCAGCCGGAACGGGTGTTGAGCCCCCGTCAGACGGTCGCGTTCGAGCGGCTGGTGGACGTCCTGGACCAGCAGGGCGGCGGGGGTGGTGCGACGGAGCTGCACGTGTATCTGGACGGCAGTGAGATCACCGGCCGGATCCGGACGCAGGTCCGGCAGGCCACGCAGGGCGCAGCGTTCCGTCAGCGCGTGGGGAGGGCGGCGCAGCGGTGACGATCTCCTATGTGGGTGCGGGCGGTATCGGCTCCGGCACCACCACCGCCACGGCCCCGTTCCCGACGGTCATCACCGCCGGGCAGCTCGGAGTACTGCAGATCGTCTCCGGGCATCCGAACGACAGCATTCCGTCGGCGCCGTCGGGTTGGACGCTGGCCGGGTCCACGTCGGGCGGCGGCGGCACCTTCGGGTCCGGCACCGGCCCCCGTCGGCTCACCTGGTACGTCCGCGTCCTGAACGGCACTGAGGGCAGCCCGGTGACGACGCTGCCGTCCGGCACCGGGGCCGTGATCGCGGCCAACACCATCCAGCTGTCCCGTTCTGCGGGGAACGGCTGGCGGTGGGACACCGTGTTCGGTGACGACGAGACGTCCGGCACAGGGTTCTCGGCTGCAGCCACGGACTCGACGGCGTTCGCGCCCGGTGACTTCTGCTGGATCGGGTACGGGCTGCCGCTGTCGACGTCGTCGTTCAACGCCATGGGCGTGACCGCGGCCGGCATCACCTTCGGGACGTTCTCTGCGAACCGGCTGACGTACTCCTCGGCGTCGGGGGACGGGGCCCGCACAGGCGCCGGCAGCGTGCTGGTCTCCTCCGGGTCGGTGACGGTCGCGCCGGCGATGACCGCCACCCTGTCCTCGGCGACGGTCGGTATCGCCGGGATGCTGCGGCTTCGGGAGGCGTCGGCGGCCATCACGGCAACCCTGCAGTCCACGGCGTTTCCGCCGCGGGTGCTGACGTCGATCACGGGGATGGCGGCGGAGGGCATCGTGTCCGCCACCGTCTACCGGGTGCAGGCCACGGTCCGCACCGCGGTGCGGGCCTCCTCCGGTGTCTCCGTGTCGGGCACGGATGCGCTGCTGCGGGTGGATGGCTCGCAGCCGTTCGGTGCTGCCGTGTCCTACCAGGCTGATCTGACGGACGTCGGCGGCTGGACGTGGACGATCAGCACGTCCGGCACGGTCACCTCCACGATCAGCCAGATCATCGACGTGACTCCGGCGGACATCATCTCGGATGAGATCACCGGGCTGGGGGCGGCAGTCCGCGTCCAGTCGCCGCTGGACCAAGCACGCAGCAGGAACACGACCACGTT